CCTACAACGACCGCACGAAGGAGTTGCAGAGGGTGGCTATATGCTACGCCCAGCGCACCGAGGCGGGCGGCAGGGAGAATCTCTATGCGGGTCGCATCGTCCACGAGAACGAGGTGGTCTACACCATACGCTATCGTGCAGGCTTGCTGGCGGGAATGGTCGTCAAGGACGGGGAGTCGCTCCGCAAGATAACCTCCATACACGAGGAGGGACGCAGATGGCGGCTACACCTTAAAACTACCAAAACCGATGCTGAAGATTGAGGTTAAAGGCTACCGCGAGGCGAAGGCACTGCTGGATCAGCTGCCCAACAATATGCAGAAGCGTATGCTCCTGGCAGCACTGCGCTCCTCGGCAAAGCCGATGCTGCAGGGCGCAAAGAGCAAAGTACCCGTAAGGTCAGGTAGGTTAAAACGCCAGCTGCGCATCGTGCGCTTCCGCGACCGCAGTGCTCCTAAGTCCGAGGTGTCGATAGCAGTAAAACCCGTCTTCGAGAAGACCAAGAAGAAGGGCGCGATCAACCAATACTACGGCAAGTTTATCCACGAAGGAACAGCCAACCCGCGTGTGCCACGCAAGAAGGGCAAGACTCTCGTCTTCGAGAATGCTTCTGGCGAGAAGATCTTTGTTAAGAGCGTCAAGGGCATTCGTCCTACGCCCTACCTGGAGCAGGCGTACACCGAGAACTCGGAGCGCGTGGTGGCATCCTTTGGAGATGAACTCGCAACGGCTGTCGAAAAGTTTGTCAGTAGGAACTTCAAACCCGTAGAGAAATGAGCGATTTCAAAGTCGAGATACTCGCCCTTTTGGAGGCTGCGCTTCCAGAGTTGGGCGACCGCATACAGGCGGGAGCTGTCGATGAACGCACAGCCACGCCCTTTGCTGCTTATACCACGCCCGAAGAGACTCCCATACGCACCAAGAGTGGCATTGCTGGCTATCTGACAACCTTTGAGGTGTCGCTCTACGACAAGCGCATCGCTTCACTCGAACTGCTGCGCCATAGAGTGATTGCCGCCCTGGAGCGCAAAGAGCTGGGCGAGAAGGTGTGCACCTATCGCTCCTCCACAACGGATTACTATCCCGACTACGACCTACATGGTGCTACGATGACATTTAGAATTGTGTAACCCAAAACCCTATATAACCTATGGCTGAAACTGATAACAGAAAAATTGTGCAAGGCGAGGATATCATCATTCTCCTGGACGACAAGCCGACACTCCACGCCACCACGCACAACCTCAAAGTAGACCTCGAACTCAAGGATATCCGCACCAAGGATACCAATGGCAAGGAGAAGTTCCCTGGCGATATTTCGTGGTCGGTAGATGGCGATGGCTTGGTGGTCATCGACCCCGCAATCGCCTCCTCGCACTCCTCGGAGGATGTCCTCGCACTGGTGCTTTCCAAGAAGCTCGTCAAGGTGGTCTTGAAGTCGCCCGTATCGGGACTCAAGAAGACCTACTCTGGCGAGGGATACATCACTTCGTTCTCGCTCTCAACGCCTGCGGGCGACAACTCGACCTACAACTTCTCACTATCGGGTAGTGGCGACCTCACGCCCGCAACAACCTAACGCATATGGCAGAGATTACTATCAAGGGTAAAGCCTACCCGATACACTTCGGACTGCGCACGCTCAACCGCTTTGCCATAATGCGGAACGAGGAGTTCTCGGACATCATCACAGCCAAGAATGCTCTGGCATCGTTTGATGCGATTGTCGAGTTGGCTGTGATGGGTCTTAACGATGGCGCGGAGCGTGCTGGCAGCGACCACCGCTTTACCGAGAACGATGTGTGGGACATCTTCGAGGAGGAGCCAGAGTTGATACTCATCGTAAGCGAGATGTTCGTGGAGAGCATCACACCGCTGGCAGAGAGGCTCGGCAAGCTCCCAAAAAACTCGAAACGCCCAACGACCAAGAGGAGACAAAAGTAACCTACGAGTTATGGTACTCCATTGCCGTTGGGCAGATGGGAATGCGTCCCCAGGAGTTCGAGCAGATGACCGCTGCCGAGTTCTACTATGCCTGGGTCGGCTGGTCGAGCCGCCAGGTGGAGCTGCAGCAGCAAGCCTGGGAGCGAACACGCTGGGAGGCGTGGGTGCTGACATCCATTCAGCTCGACAAGAAAGATCGCAAGCCTATGCACGAGATGTACCCGCTGCCTTGGGATAAGGCTGACATAACACCACCAGACCTATCTATTGAAGAGCGCAGAGAGCGCGTAAACGAAATAATGCAATGTATCGAAAAGTAATAACGCTAACACTTGCCACAGCCACGCTGGGATGTTCGCCACTGAAGAATGCGCAGACAGAGCGGCACATCGATGTCACCATTGCGGACTCAACACTTACCAGGCTGATACGCTCCGAAATTGAGCGCAGCATCACAACGCTCACGCAGACCGAAGTGGAGTTCTATCCTCCGCAACCCGAAGAGCCGAAAGCAGAGCCTGGAAAGAGTCCCGAAGCGGTCGCACCCCGAAGGACAACGCCCCAGCGTGGTGCGGTCAAGCGCATCACAAAGACCGAAGTGATGAATGGGACAGAGAGTAAATCCAATACCGACTCACTCTCGCACAGCCGCATAAACACTGCTGCCAGGTGCGATGAGCAGTCCTCGCTCGAAGAGTCCCCGAACACCAGCGGCTCTTCGTGGCTCAAGTGGTGCGCAGGCTGCCTGGCTCTGTTGCTACTCATAATCGCAATCCTAAAATTCAAGTAACCAATGAAAACACCGATATCCTACTACGGAGGTAAGCAAACCCTCCTCAAACACATCCTCCCGCTGATCCCCGAACACGCACTCTACACCGAGGCGTTCTGTGGTGGCTGCGCAGTGTTGTTCGCCAAGGAGCCTGCAAAGTGTGAGGTCATCAACGACATCAACACCGAGCTTGTCAACTTCTACCAGGTGGCACAACGCAAGTATCCCGCGCTCAAAGAGCTCATCGATGCCACGCTCCACAGCCGCGAGATACACGCCCATGCCAAGCATATAAACCAGCACCCGCAGTTCTTCACTCCCGTAGAGCGTGCCTGGGCAGTGTGGGTATGCTCGAAGCTCGGCTTTGCTTCGATGCTTGACGGCACATTCGGATACGACCGCACGGGAACAACAACTGGTAAGCTCCGCAATGCCAAGGATGCCTTTACCGAAGAGTTGTGTGGTAGATTGGAGTGTGTGACCATCGAGTGCGAAGATGGCACAAACCTTATCAAACGCTACGACTGCGAGGAGGCGTTCCACTTTGTTGATCCGCCCTATGTAGGAACGGACTGCGGACACTACAACGGAGCATTCAACGAGGAGGACTTCTCAAAGCTGCTCGAAACGCTATCGCTGGTTAAGGGGAAGTTTATGCTGACGATGTTCCCGCACAAGAAGATCGAGGAGTACGCAGAGCGTTGCGGCTGGACTATCCACCGCATCGAGCGCACCATCACCGCATCAAAGACCTCACGCAGACGCCAGGAAGAGTGGATTATAACGAACTATTAGCGACTATTCTAACACATTGAAAATAAAGTGCTTAATATGTTGCATATTCTTGCGAATTAACTTGCGTGTTCCAAAATGTGATGTTATGTTTGCACTACAATAAAACGAAGTTAAATACTTAATATAGAGTGAATTATGACACGCAAAGAAAACCTTTTGATTGAGATTTACAACCTCCGCAACCAGATTTCAGAGATTAAGGGCAACACCCTGGTAAACATCGACGAGTTTAGCCAGACACGCAAGTTCCGCGATGAGGCTGCAAGCTGGAAGGAGATCGAACTCAAACTCCGCATCGAGCAGCTCAAAGACAACCTCGCAAAGGCAAAGGTCGAGGCTGCACAGCAGGCGGCTTCCGATGCCTTCTACGCAACCGAGCAGGGACAAGCCTTTAAGCGCGAATGCGAGGAGAAGCGCATCCTGCTTGGCAGTGAGTACGATTGTGCAGAGAGTGCAACGCTCGAACTGATAGAAAGTCACCTCCAGGCTGCCCTTGGCAAGCAGTGGCGAGCTAATCGCCTCTCAACAAGTTATGTGGAGTTGGCGGTTGTAGATACCAATAACAAGCCAATCTTCGGTCAGAGCGTGTCGATCTACTACGAGAAGAAGTGTTGGCTGGGTGGCGAACGCTTCCAGATCAATGTAGGCACCTGCGGTAGCCACGACTTACTGCCCCAGGAGCGCGGCTACACGATGGCTGATTTCTACATAGGTATTGGCAAGCTCCACGCCAACACCGAACTGCTCGAAACAATCAAGGACGCGCTCTTCTACTACGCAGAACGCATCGCAGATATTCAGAAAGAGGTGCGTGAGTTGGACGAACTGATCAAGAATCCAACCCGCGCCTAAACGACAAACCTAAACCCAGGTCTTGGCTGCCTACAACGCGGATAAGCAATGCAGGCAGGAGCCGACTTCGCAAGAGGTCGGCTCCACTCACTTGGAGTGTTGTAAAAAGTGCTTAACTTATTGAAAATAAAGGGGATAATACTTGCGTGTT